ACGAATGGTAGCAATTCACCAAGAAAAGCGATCGAGTTAGTTAAGAGGTGGTTAAACGATAAACCCTCAGTAACCAAACAAGAGCTGCTCGATGCTGCTGATGCTTCTTATGATGCTGCTGATGCTGTTTATACTGTTTATGCGACTATGGCTGCTACTGATGCTGCGGCAGAGGCTGCACATACTGCTGCTGAGGCTGCTGATGCTGCCGCCGAGGCTGCTGATGGCTTTACAGAAACGCAAGATTCACGTTTACGACATAGAAAAAGCTTTATTCATATGATTAATGAACTGGAGAATAAAGATGATTGAAGATATAACGGATATTTGTACGGTAGTCGAAAAAACTACAGAGCATTTTGATGATAGGCGTACCGTGAGTCGTATAAATGTAATGATAGAAGGCAACCTACATGCAATCAGTACTCGCATCGGAGGATTTGTCGTTGTAGGCGGTGTCACTTATACATATGTGGGCATGACGAACTGGGTGTGCGATTTGACTGAAACACATGCCTCTGGCGTAATGAAGAACGAGGGCGATACTTTTAACCAAGACTATCCAGTAACAACCTAGCCAACAATTGAGCCTGTAACCTATCAGGCTCAATACTTCCATTAGCAATAGCGCGAATTAACGCTAGGGGTATTATATGAACACAATCACCGTCATTGAATACTACTTGGTCCTGGTGTTCGTTAAGATTAATTAGCCCCACTTTAGTCCTGGCATAGCTTTCGGTCTACCCTCTTCTATAACAGCTAGGTATCTAAACGCATCAGCTCCATCACTCGCCCAATCATGTAGCGGTCTATCACGAAAACACCCTAGCTTGTCATTCCATTCTTTGCGATATGACTCTAAACACTTAATGCCTCGCTCACATTTATCTTTATCAAATACGCATCTATCTAATAATTTACGACTGTGACTTATGCCATCATCTATTGATAATTTAGGAACTACATTCAAACGCAATGAATATACCTTACCATCGTTATCTAGGTCAAAGCCATTTAACGCCACTTGCTTTCTTGTCAACCCTCTATTACTAAAGTCTCTATTATCAATGTCGTGTGGTGCGTAGTGTTCGCCGTAATCGTATTTTCTATCTCTAATTACCTTTGCGTAATGCTCTAGTCCTTCGCCTGAGTTTTCATAATAATCTATTAAATGTATTTCGTTGTTGATTCTCTGATAAAACCATATAACCGTACTATCACCGACGCCAATATCCCATGCCGTGTTGACTTTCGCATCATTATTAAACCCGTCACAAATGCGCCCATCTTTATATATTTTAGTGAACTGGTTAGCATAGTAAGCGCCCTTAGTTGCTTGCTCGAACGCTTCCTTGGGTGTTGAGGGGTACTCGCGCTTCATTTCATCGCCTAAATCGCACTCCTTGGCATAATACCAATTCATTTGATCTTGAGTAAATGCCACGCCTGATTCGTGCTCTAATTTGGTAAAATATGTTTTTATATGTTGCGGCAGGTCTTTGTCAGACTCTAATTGGTAACCTTTATTTAAGTACCAAGGAAAGAAGTGGAATTTAAAATCCAATTTAGTGAGTTTATCTTTTCGTTTGGCTTTTGTTTCAGCGGACAGGGAATAATCGTAAAAATACCCCTCTTTCCCTTCTGCCGTTGATTCAATTGTAATTACATTGCCAATAGCTACCGCCTCAAATGCACCTGTTACAATTTCCTTTGCTTTATCAGGGAACTTTTTACATATTTTCCCAAACTCTGACACGTGCAAGCTCTGCAAAGTACCGCCACGGTACGAGGTTGATACTGCTATTGATGAGCCGTTATCAAATACATAACCATTATCTTTATCGTTTATCGGTACAGGCAACTTGTAACCAATTCCCTCTAATAACTCTCTTTGCTCAACAGTTATGTTTCTATAAGCAAAGCGGATCTTGTTTCTGTAGATATCCTTAGCTGATGTTAAGTCGTGACATATACAGCCGGCTGCAAAGTTTTCAATAAATAGACAGTCATCTAAATCACTGATCATTTTAAATGTGGTAAAACCTAACTGTCGGGCCTTTAGGATTATATCCCTGCAATGCTGCTCAACATAAAACGCCTCTTGCTCAGCGTTTGGTGTAAACAACACCTTTGTGCCGTCTTTGTTTTTAATGTTATACAGGACATTTAGCCTGAACCATTTATAAGTCATAGCCTCCGCTAAATCATCATAGGTCAAGCTTTCGAGGTTGGATATATATTGCTTTGCTACGTCGTGATTACTCAACGCTTAGATCCTCCTGTCAACTTAGATGCAAGGGTGTCAGATACTTTAATGTTGTTGTTTGTTTCAATAGGCGCGTTATCGCCCTGCATGAGGTTGTGCTCTTTTATTGCAGCTATTACTGAAGAGGCATTTAACATGCCTTTTTCTTCATCATCAGCTGAGCATCTATCCATGACTCGCTCAAGAATTAAAAGCTTATCTTCCTTGGTTTTTATGAACTGCTTTGTCTTAGCTTTCTTGTATGTGTTAATTAGTGTTAAAACTTTAACATCTTTTAACAATCTACTGGCGGCGGCTGATGCGGTTCTCTTGCTGTAGCCTGCATTTATAGCGGCGATACGCCCATCTTTACAGCCTGTTAAAATGAACTCCTCAGAAAACTTTTCCTTAGATGGCTTTTCACTTTTACTTGTCATCATCCCTTCCCCGTAATGGTTACGCGGTTTTTACGCCGCTATTATTACTTTATTTGTTTTTTTTAATATTGCCACTACCTAAGGCGTGGCAATATTAAAGCTTTCTAGCAGCTATTAACTACCTTAATTGTCATTTTAGTACAGGTGTTTCGTGTTGCTGTGCTGTAATCAAATATAACATTAGCACCCCCGACACTTGCACCTTTAACAAGTACGGATATCAACCCGTTCACTTCATTATTGTAGCCAACTATTACACCACCGTCTTCACATAAAATACCTGTTGACGTTATAGTCTCCCCAGATGACCACTCACTAACGTTGATAGAGTACGCTTCAACATCGCCAACATAAACCCTTCTCGCGTATACTGAAGCCTCTTGGTTAGTGATGGTTTTGTGTGCGCCCTTAGCTACCGTTATACTATCAACAGGTAAAGATGTATTAATTATTATAGCGATGGAGTCGCCCACACCACCATCCCCGTTAGTGTTTGTGTATGAATTATCAGCGACGCTAACATTAACAATTGAGCTTGCATTAGTTGGTGGGGTGTAAGTTACTGTATATAGCGCACCACTACCACTAAAACCCGATATCGCACCAGGTGTCGCGACTACATCATCAATACCAAAACCCGTTACAGCTTCGCTAAAGGTGAAAGTTACATCGGCTGTCTCGCCTATACCTAGTGTCAGCTTATCCGAACTAACCGATAAAGTCGGCGCTGTGGTATCAGGCGTAATAGTGTAAACGGTGATACTTAAACTATCACCCATACCATCATTGCCGCTAGTGTCTGTGTAGCTATTATCGTTAACAGTAATATCCGATAAGCCATCGAATTCAGGCGTTGGTGTAAACGTAGTGGTATACACGCCGCCTGCACCACTAAACGCACCAATTGTACCGTTTGTAACTGAAACGTCACCTACATCAAAACCCGCTATAACCTCGCTAAACGTGAAAGTTAGTGTGGCAGTTTCACCAGTAGTAATGTTGCTATCATTGGTTGTGATAGTTAGTGTCGGCACTATTGTGTCGACACTAACGTCACCTCCTGTTGAGTATTCATTAAAGGCTCCCCATATATTAAAGGCCATTACTCAGTTACTCCGTAACATAACACCCCTGTTTCTGGTGGGTTACTACCATCAATAATCGCTATCACAGCACTATCAACAGGTAAAACACCTGTTAGATTAAGCGTTGCAATATTATTAGTAAAAGTTAATGACTCAACCGACAATCTAACCATAGGATTTACTGAGTTGTCCCATATTTCAGCAGAATAATCACCATTGGGTATACCTGTTGCAGTTAGGTTGAATACACTAGGTGTCACAGGTGAACTAAGTATTGATGTAACAATTGGCTCAACCATCACAGATTGACTATTGTACGATACTGTACCCGTTGGCATTTTAGCTAAATCAGGATCACTATCTTGCAGACTACGAACCCTAACCTCAGACGCTGGCGTCGCTGCTAGTGTTAATATTACTTTGTTATCTACTGTAGATATTGAATCAATCGCTAGAAACGTTGAAAAATTATCTATAGAAACATCATATAAATCTTTAGCGTTAGCGGGGATCGAAATTTCTGAACTACCATTTAAGTCATGTAATATTTCAACAGTCGAACCAACAACTGATGCTGACGATGGAATTACACCCCTACCGCTTCTGCCTGTACCTAAAAATACAGAATTAAAACTATCAGCGAATCTTAGCGCTGTCTGCACCTGGCCAGATGTGTCACGATGTAAACTGTCAGACATAGGTAAATCCATTGTCTGACCATCAATATACACATCTTGACTGGCGTTGGCGAAATCAGTTTGCGCCGTCCTTATTAAGTTCCATCCTGCACTGCCTGCCGCCCCCGCATTCCTACCGAGCTGCCCTATAAAGAGTGGAACTTCCGATGATAATTGACCAGTTGATGCTAGCATTTCAGAACGCATCGTACTTAAATTGCCGTAATAGTTATCGTAATTTGGGTAAGAGACATCACTCTCGCCCTGCAACCATTCCATACCGTTAATTTTACCGCCAACAGCCGTTAGGGCATCGTTCCATACTGCGTAGTTTGCACCACCATTCAAATGTAAGTCTATAGATGAACCATTTACTGCGGTATTATAAACGGCAACCACACAGTCGTTAGCTGCCGAAATAACATTCAAAGCACTAATTATGGATTCGGTTGTTGGTACACCCCATACTGTAGTGTTAGTATCAAATATACACACATCATCCAATGGTGCGACCGTACCCCCCGTACCAAACAATCTCACTGAGTTTGATTGACCGTTAAGCCAGATAACAAAACCGAACCCAATTCGATCTGATGAGGTTACTGCGCTATGGTCGTCCGAGTATCGAACTAAAATTTTATAGTATTTACCTTTGGGTACGTCTATATTCCATGACCACACACCACCGACTGGGGAAGAATCAAACGTAACCCAGTCCACTACGGTGTCACCACTTACATATTCTTGGATTCTACCTTGTAACGCTACTGGCATATCACCAGAAAAAGTACCCGTGAATGTATGGTTCTTAGTGGCACCAAAAACAGGAATTACCTTTCGAGTAGGCGCAGGGTCAATACCCACAACCTTAGAAGAGAAGTTACCCACTTCTAGCGCACCAAACGTCGATGAAGTCCCCCTAAATAACAACCCGGCACTCGTTGACGATTCATGCATTCCTGAAATATCTACATCACCGCCATACTGAACACCATCCCATAAGAATTTAAGTACATTACCTACAACCTCTAATCTAGCGGTATGGCCAGTCTCAGCATTAACACCAGATGTTGTGGTCAGTATTGTCGTTGTACCACCAACTACGCGGATTATCTGCACATCTGAACCAGCGTTTTTTCTCCACCCGATATAATTTCGATCGTCTATTACCCGAACAACCTGACCTTGATAATTATTCCAACTAGTGATCTCTGTCTCTACATAATAATTCGGGGTGCCCGCATCATATGCAATCACCACCCTGTTAGTTGCTGAGCTAACCACTAAACCCGATGAAGTTGTGGTTATTTTAGCCAAGTCAATAGGAAAAGGTGTAAACACTGACCAACCATTAATAGCTTGTACTTCTGCACCTTCTGGATGACCAGACCAATTTTCTTGTGATATAATAGGCATTACTTAACCCTCAATATGCTTGCTAAAATTCTTTTTTGATTATTCATATATGCTCCGCTACATGTATTTTATTTGTTTATATCTATGTCTTTATTATATTGTTAATCATAACAGAAAATACTGTAATATTTTTATCATTGAATACTGATGAGTGACCCTTAGCTAGTGCGTGATTAGTCACACGTTTATCATCGCCTTTATAGCCAGTATTCCCCATCTCACCCCATAAAAAAGAGTTGCGCCAAAATACTAATTTACGCAACCACTTAGCCGCTACAACTGCTTTATCATACTTGTTGTGGAATACATGGATTTCATTAACTGAACTAGGGAATTCAAAATGTTTATCCAATGCAGGATTAATTAAGATTAACTTATCTAATATAGCACCCTGCTGTAAGCTTTTTACTAATATAGCGCATCCATTCGAATGACCTATAGCTACATCACGTTCGTTTAGATGGTTTTTTATCTTCGCCGCAATCACCTTGTTTTTTCGTAGCACCCCACGAATGCGTAGATACCCGTAATCATGTTGAGCTACAACAAGCCCTTCACCATCAAT